TTATCTACCACCACCACCGCTACAATAGCATTATTTAATCTTGAGGAAAAGGGGAGCAAATAGCCCCCCTTTTCATTATTGTCTATTAACCTGCAGAAACCTTTACAGTACCACTATCAGCCCAAAGTTGCCCAGCTTCTTCTGGGTCAATTGTAGGTAGATTTAGTTTTACTACTTGGTTTGCACTAACAGTTACAGAGCTTTTGCATTCAACAGTACCAGTAAATGAAACATCTTTACCATCAGCGTGTCCGTTGAGAGTTTTCTCTATTTCTTTTACATTTTCTGCTGTTTTGCCATCAGCCATAGACTTAGTTTGTGATAAGACTGCCATTTAGCCCTCCTATGGTGTCACCATCAAAGCGTGAGACTCAATAAGGCTTATGCCAATACCTTCATCTGACATATACTGGTCTTTAACACCATCATAGTCATTAGCTTGTATTGAAGCTTGAAATTGAGGTCTTCTATACTGAGCATGGAATAGGTTCTCATCAGACACAATAAGCATATGCTTGTTGTAAGGTCCACGTAAAACTGGAGTTGGAATTAACTGCAACATTCCATGAGGTGTCTCAAGGACTCTGTAGTTAAAACCAAGAGCATCACGCTTCATATCGCCAAGATTGACTGTCCATCCAGAATCTCCAGCAAATGAACCTGCGTTTCCGCCCATTTTTGACCAGTATCCTAAAGCACCAGCTCCAACAAATGCACGCTTCATTCCTGATGTTGGTACATACTGGAATATCTTTTCCATTGCATCAACAAATTCAGCATAGGTATCTACATCAGATGAAGCAAATACGTTTTGCTCATACCCTGTAGTGTTACCATGTTGGTTAAGAGCAGGAATAATACCCATTGTTGTACGCAAAGTATTTCCACTAGCGTCGCCTAGAGCTTCTAAGTCAGAAAAACTAGCTTTGATTCCAGCCAAGTTAGAACCAAATAAGAATGCTCTTTCTTTTTGGATTTTATGCTCTTGAGATTTCATATCACGAAGACGAGCCAATTCTTTTGATTCGCCACGTAAAGAAGCTTCAAGAAGTGTACCAGTGACTTCAATCGGTGTTTTAAAAATTTGACACTGATTGTAGACAACAGATAGGTCATTGCTCCATGCGGTTGGGGAGTTTGTACCCTCGCCAAACGCACTACCAATTACCATTGCATAGTCAGAATTAGCAAGTGCATGACTACCTTTATCTTCAAGTAATTTAAACTTAATTGTTCCATCACTGTTTCTAGTGGTAATTACACACTTGAATTTTGGAACATCAGCACTTGAAAAAACTTCAAGCTCTAGTCCTACAATGTTGTCTCCTAATTCAATACCTTCTGCTCCTGAAATAGTCACATTACCAGATTCAATGTTATCTGCTGGCATAGCACCATTAGCAATTACTGTATCAATTTGAAACTTTTGTTTAACCCAAGGGTTTCTGTGTTCAAACATTTTGAAAGTAGGGTCCGCCATACCAGATATTGTGCTTTGATTAGCAACAACAGTAGTAAAAGGAGTCACATCTGTCCAAAGTTCCTTAACGATATTTGGACGAATGTAAAAATCTCTTCTATCGGTATAGAGGACACCTGAGGAGCCTAAATTCTTTGCTCCCACGACTTTAGTGTCGGATTGTGCCATTTATATCCTCCTAGATATATTTATCGTTTATTCGCCATCAAGCCCAAGTTGAATAAATCATCATCGCTAAAATTCGGTTCTGCATTGCCTGACTGTATTGCAGTAGGCGTAGGAACCTGCATTCTTTGTTTCTGATTTTGCATTGCTTGAACTTTCTGCTTCATAGCAACCTCTTGCTGACTAGGAGAGTTTCTCAATCTATCAAGTTGAACTAAATTGTCGAGAGTAATTGATTCAGGAGAACTATAGTGGCTTAAAAATTCTTCAGCTTTATCATCAGCGTAACCAAATTCATTTATTAAACGATTTCTCATACCATTGACAGCCTGTGCCTGTTGGTATTCTTCCTGTCTTTGTTGAATTTGTGCCTCTTGATGACGCAATGCCTGAATTCTTTGTTCCTCTACCTTTTCCTGATAATCAATCATTTCATCTCGATAATTATCAAGTTCAGCTCGATACTTAAAAGAAGCACTATCCTGGTCCATGTATGCTTCGGTTGCATCGTAATTAGTTGGTTTGGTTGGACGTTGAGGTTTCTTTAGCAATTCCTGCGATTTCTCTTGCGAGGGAACCGAAGGGTTATCACCAGAAAGTGACCTTGCTACATTTTTCAAAACTGCTGGGTTTTCTTGAATATACTCTGCTATTGGAGCAATCTTCTCATACTCAGATATTTTTTGACTCATTGCATCAAATTCACTTGCCTTTTGGTCATACCGTGATTGCCAATACTGATAACGTTGTTGTTCGCTATCCGCATTCTCTGGCGTTTCCTGATTTACTTGCTGATTAGCAACTTCATGCTCAAAAGCATCTAAACCAGTATCTTGAGGCGTTTCTACAGGTGCCTCAGCCTGCTGGGTTGCCTCCACATTTGTATCATCTCCCCAATAATCAACAGCATTATCTAATACTGACGGGTCGTTTGATTCAGCAATGTTTTGGTCGTCTAGTTCAGCCATTATCTCTCCTTCCCAATTTGTCTATCCGACAGCAACTGGGTTTATTTGTTGTGACTTTATTTCCCTATTTTCATCTTTGACCTTGTTAAGCTCATCACCTAAACGAGCTTCGTACAACTGAGAAGCTTTTTGTGTTCGATTAGCTGAATCACTTAATTTGGTCTTGAATTTTTCTATTTCTACACGCTTCCTATCTGAAACAGATTCTCTTTGAGCTGTTTGTAGGTCGCCTTCTAATTCTTTAATTTTTTCTTCTTGAGCTTGTACCTGTTCCTGTAATTGCATAATCATACTGGTTCTTTGTAGAACACCTTCTGTATCTGCTACTTCAGTTTGCTCTAATACTTCTTGCTGGTCAATAATACCTTTTTCATACAGGCTCATATAGTAATCAAATCTTGCCCATCTATTGGAAGGTAGCGTACTGCCACTAACGACAATAATGTCGTATTGTCCAATCGTTACATCATTCATTCTTCCAAGTACTTCCCCAGTATAATCATCGTACATTGGCTGATTCATTGTTGCCTCAGAAACCACACCATCTGGCTTCATTAAACGTATTGTTTTTTCATCTGTATACGTTTGTTGTATCAAACGTACAATAACCTTCCCCATTTGATTAAGCATGGCATCAATATCATCCAATTTTGACTTAATCCTACGTTGTGCATATTCATCAATAGCCACAGTGCCTTTATACGTATTGGGAGCAGAAGAAGGGTCTCCGCTTTGTAATGGATGTATTCCAAGAATGTGATATATACTTTGTTTCGCATCTTCTCTATTTTTATATAATTCATTTGGCAGAGGGACAGGTCCTGCGACAATTGGCTGTCCTAACTCTGGGTCATACTCAATAACACCAGTTCCAGCTCTAGACCATTCCTCCTCTAACTGCTTTCTATTCATTGACCCTCTAGGAATCAATAGCTTCGTGTTCGTTGAGGAACTTGCGTGTGCTATAATCAGCGAAGTAATCTTATTTATATATTCCTGTATTGGTTTGATAAAGCGTACATCACTCATTGGATACGGATTTCTGTTATGCCTATTCATCAGAGTCACTATGGGGTATTCATCTATATCCATGATTTGTACTGCCAACATTACTCTACCAACGGAAAGTACTCGCTTTATTCTGTCCACCAAGACCTTATTACAAACTACAATTCCCTCTGCCTCTAAATCTCCTATAGAAACGATGGTGATTCTTGTCGTAGAACCAGGAACAGCACCTTCATGCTCTTCTCCTGGCATTGGCACAGGTTGACCAGTTTGTTGGTCTATCATCATGTGGAAGACATTTCCTAATTGCTCCACCATTCCTATTAATTCTTGAACTTTATATTTTTCCGTAACGTGCTCTGTTCCTTGAGAATTTGTAACAATACACGCTGGAGACTCTAAAAATGCCTGATACTCTGCATCTCCATGTATAAACTCATTACCATTCGTTGTATCTATGCAATGCCAAAATGGTAATTGTACTTTTTCGTATCTGTCAATTACTTGAAACGTTTGGCTATCGGTTAAGCTTGTGTCTGTTACTGGACCAATTGTCTGGTCTAGTTGAGAAGAATCCCTATCGCTTGTTGGATAAAGGTCATTAGAGCTTTCTACCATTTGAGATAATAATGTTCTGCCACCTTCTCCACTGCTTTTTGTTACTTGAGGGTACGCATTGCGTACTTGCTCACCAGTTAATATTTTTGAAATAATAATATTACTGGCATCTCTGCAAAATGTATCTCTAGACGCAGGGTCAATAAATAAATCAAATGGGTCTACCGCTTTAAAACAGACTTCACCCCTGCCAAAATCCATCATTGGGTCAACATATGCAAATAAAGCACCCAAGCCTTTTACATAATAATCATCAATAACTTGCTTTAACTCAGTATTGCCATTAGATATGTCCCAGATATAAGACATAATATCAGAAAAAATTCTTCCTACCTTAGTATCGCTGTCATCTCTTCCTGTAGATTGAAATTTTGGTTTGTTTGCTGTAAGGAGTGCTTTGGCTTGCTCAACTGCTGGGTGTACAACATTATCAATAATCGGGCTTTGAGCACGACCCTTTAACACCTTTACTTGATTGGGAGTCCATTGGGAACTATTCCTGAACTCATCATCTTCCATTGCCTGAGTTGCCCAATCAGCACGCTGTCCATGATACTCTCGTAGCAGGTCTTCGGACTTCTGGACTTCTGGATGAACGGAAATAGGCATAAAATTGGAACGAAGCTACTATTTCAGAAAAACGACTCTGCAAGTCATTTATGCTATACGGTCATCCAGTCTATTGCTTTTTTCAACGACATACCCAAAACTGGGGTTTTATCGTCTGTTGTTTCGTGATGAGGCGTGTATGAACCCTTATTAGCATAATACATTCCATCAAGCAAGTCATCGTGCTTTCCTCTGGGGAATAATAACAGTTCGTTTATGAAATCTTGCATATCTCTATCCATATAGACTTGACCTCTTGCAAATATAGGTTGCAAACTTTCTAACCTACGACTTTTAGAGTTTCGTGGGTTTTCTTTCACATTTAAACCAGGAATAAACAATTTTTCATCTTCACATCGTTTTATAACGTATTCTCGCAACATTTCCTGATATCCTACACTTTCAATCCTTGTTTTCTGAGAACGATACTTTCTAAAATTGTCTACAATTGCCTCAGCTAAGTTCAAGGGCGTAGCTCGTTTACGATAATACGGCAATACGTACCTATTTCCCTCTGCGTCTACTCCAATATTAAAAATAACGCTATAATCTGCTGTTTGCTTGGTACTGGACGCTGGGTCTACCCCAGTAAAGATGTTGATAGGTATTTGTTTTTTCTCAGGCTCTTTCATTTCCAAATATGCATTTTTATCACTATCTAGCCACACATCGCCTTTATAATAACGAAAATCATCAGCTTTGAATAACTGGTCTTCGTCTCCTACTATTTCGCACATATACTCTCTGTAGAACACAGAAAGCCTGTTAATCGACTCTAATTCTTCCTTTTTTTGAATAAGTTTCTTTATAGACCACCAATCCTCCCATAAAGCAACGCCCTTTTCTATATCAGGCTTATACGACAAGTTTTTCCACCCTTTCATCTCTTTTAATGTTTCCACCATGCAACGTTCATGCTGGG